AACTGCATCTTCATCGTCAGCATTTTCACCAATAGCTGCTTTAATATGTTTAAATTCAACCACTTTGATTTTAGGATGAGGATACTTATTTATAAGTGGGCTATCCACATACTTTTCAGGAAGAAATAACCCATCAAACCCTTGTGGCATGATTCTAGTTATGGGACTTTTCCAATCCACATTACCTTCATATCCTAGTAAATCTTTCTTATGACGAATCACTACCCCACGATCCATACCACGATTTTGTAGCATCTTCACATCAAAATTATCTCGTTTTAATTCGCCACCCCAACGATTAACAAATGAATTATCTTGACTAGAATCCAATAATGCTTCCACAGGATTTTTACGGACAATACGTGCACTTGCTATCTTTGGTACATCTGAATAAAACTGAAAAGGATGCTTATATTGGCATCCTGCTGACATACGATTCATAGCCCCATTACCATTTGTTGTTTCAGCAAAAATATCTTCAATTAGATTTTCTGTTAAGTCATAAAAAATGTGATAACATTGCGCTGTAATCTCACCCATACTGACTTTAGGCGTTGCCACTCGAAACAGTTGTTCACCATCAGGGGTTGGAACTTTAAAGATGCTCATTCCCTCTATTTCCAGACCATGTGGTGCAAACAATGGATAACTAAATGAAAATAAAAATAAACCATTGAGTTCTTCCTCAACAGTTGCGCTATAAATATTCTTATCTAAAGCCCCTATACCATTGTGTGTAAAATCAGTCTCATTTGGTTTATATAAAGTAATCATTTATATCTCCACCTAGGTCGAATTTCCATGAATTGAATTGCTCCTGACCACTCTATTGTATTTTCTCCTACGTTAAATATAGGGAACTGCCCAACCATTTTATTATTCATTGATATGGTATCGGTATATGCTTCAAGTACTTCTGAGTCTATGACAACAGAACCATTCACATCTTTTATTTGAAAAGAGACGTCATTGATTGTTATACGGAAAGTACCATTTCCCACAATCCAAAACTTAGGTTCAGATTCAATTGTACCTGGATTATAAATTACACCAGGTTTGGTCAGCTTTAGATTTACATCCTCTGTATATTCAAAGGGATCTAAAGTGAAATCCACTTCAAATTCACCATGCTCCTCAATTTCAGTTGTGATGTCTCCCATTTCAACATGCTTAATCTTCCGATACACCTCGTCATCTGTGAAAAAGAGTGTTCTCCCTTGTAACAACCAAGGTTTTGCACGTCTTATGAAAGGTTTAATATTTTCCCTTTCCAACATATTAAATTTCACCTTAAAAGGGACATTTTCATATGCCCCTTTCTTTGTAAGTGAACCATGTCGTCCTGGTATTTCTATGTGTTCTACCTTTTGTTTTGCAGTTGGAATCACTGGACGACCTACTAAACCTAATCCGTAACTGCTTGCTAATTCATTATCGATTCCTATATCCAACAATTAAGTCGTCCTCCCTATTCCTATTTTTGAATTACGCCCTTTTTGAGCAAGTGCATCATCAATTTTCCCCACCATGCGGTCTATATCACGATCATCCCTCACTGAAGGATTATAAATATTAACCACAGTTGGTTCAGTAGACATTGTTGCCGCAATCCCTTCACCAATTGCACCTAATGTTTTTTTATTCAACGGTAAAACTGCTTCATTTCCAGCTTCTCCTGCACCTTGTAATTGACCATTATTCATACCGAAAATTGTAGGTCTAGTGAAAATACCACCTTTTGCACGCCATTGAACACCAATGCCAGAAGGATACGTAATGTCTTTACCTAAAATGTTTTTCGTGCTAGTTTCTAAACTAAAATGTGGCATTTTAGGCATTTCTGGTTTCGGTATTTTTAATGTGAGATTATTAAAGAATCCTTTTATTTTTTCAATAAACCCTTGTACCTTCTCCACCGCATCTTTTATCGGATCAACGATAAATCTCTTTGCTGCATCAAACTTTTCTTGGGCTGCATTTTTTACAGAATCAAATTTTTCCCGTGCTGTGTTGTACATATCATTGAATTTCTCTTTTGCAGAATTATAAGCTGAAATCACTGGATCAATAATATATTTATAAACTAAATTCCATGCCGTAAGTGTATAAGATTGGATTTTTGCCCAATTGCCTAATATCCAATTCGCTAAATCATTCAGTTTTTCTTTTGTTGCATTCCACAATTCCTGAACTGGCTGAATGACATATTGCTTTACTAAATTCCATGCTGCGGAAGTATATGATTTCACTGTCTCCCATTGTGAATTTAACCAAGAAACAAGCTCACCAATTTGTTCTTTAACCCAGTTCCATGCTTCTTGAACAGGTTGAGTAATATATTGTTTAAATAAGCCCCAAGCAACTTGTGCAGCAGCCTTGGCAATTTCCCACTGCGTACTAAGCCATGTGATCAATTCACCAATTTGTTTACTTACCCAATCATACGCTTCTTGAATTGGTTGAATAATATATTGAGATATGGCCGCCCAAGCAATTTGTGCTCCAGCTTGTATTAATAACCATCCAGCCTCAAGAACTGTAGAAATCAAAGAAATAATTGGATCTAAAACCGTAACAATAGTATTCCAAGTTTCTTGCCAAGCTGTCTTTAATTGATCCCAAATAGAAGTTGCCGTTTCAACAATACCCGTCCACAATTCACCGAAAAACTCGCCTAAAGGAGACAATATACTATCTGCTAATTCAATGAATGAAGACCACGATTCTGAAAAAAAATCAGTAATACCTGTCCAAATTTCCGATGCTGTATCAGAAATACCCGTCCATAGATCAGTGAAAAATTGACCTATAGGTTCAAAGAACTCATTTACCATATTAAAAAAATCTGACCAGGCTCCAGAAAAGTAATCAACTGTAGCAGACCAACCATCACTGCATGCCTGAACTATACCTGACCACAATTCACCAAACCAATCTTTAAATTGCGACCATTTTTCAGAAAGCCAATCAGTTATGGCACCCCAGTTTTTTATTAACATGATAATACCAGTTATCACCAAAGAAACTGCTGCAATGGTAGCTATCACAGGTAAAAACGCCAGATTCAACGCACCAAATGAAACAGCGAGAGCTGCTACAATTGGAGTTAGAATAATAAACGCAGCACTCAATGCACCCATCACGATTAAAAGCGTTTGGTCAGCCTCAGACAATTTACTAAACCAATCCATTACAGATTTAATCCCATCAACTATTGGAGGTAAAATATCTTTAGCTAATTCTGCAAATTTCTTTCCAAGTGGTTCTAACGCAGCCTGTGTTTCTCTTAATGCTTTTTGAAATTGCTGTCCGAGAGATTCCTCTTGAAGCTTTTTCATTTCATCCATAGCACCTGAGACATCGCCTATCGCATTCTTAACATCTCCCATACTAAGTATGGCTTCTTTACCTTGCCCTTCCCATAACGTACGCATTAAGGTTTGTCCGATTGTATTACGTTTAACTTGATCATCCATCCCTTTTAAATCAGTAATGACAGATTTAAATACATCCGAAGCAGATGCTTTTCCATCTTTAAAATCTTTAAATAAGCCTTGAGATTTTTCACTAAGTTCACCAAAGGCTTCGCCTATATCTTTACCGCCGTACAATAATTGGTTATTGAATTCAAGCATCCCGTCATTTAATCGGTCTAAATTGTAGGATCCATTTTGAGTCCCAGCAATGAGCATGCCGAACATATCTTGAGCACTAAATTTCATTTCTTTAAAAGTGGGTGAGTATTCGGCTAAGTTATCAAACATTTCATCAGAGTAATTTAAACCATTTTGCAAACCATAAGCTATTAAATCAAAAGTTTCTTTTTGAGATAAATTAAATTGAGTCATTACTTGTCCAGCGCCACGAGTCGCTTCTCTTACATCAACATCATATAGCTTTGCGATTGTTAAGATATCCTCAGACACCGTTTGCAATTCATCATGTGGAACATCCCTCATATTTTGATAAACTTGGATTAAAGCCTGGTCAACCTCTTCAAGATTTTCACCAAATCCCTTTTTCCAAGTGTCCACTGCAATTTTTTGAAGGTTTTCCGCACCTTTAGATGTTAGACCTAAAGAAGCTTGAATTTTTCTTTGAGAAGTATCAAAATCTATAGCTACACCCACAACTGCTTTACCAAATTCAATCAGTTTCTCTGACATCCCTTGTAAGACTTCAGCTGCTTCCATTAAATTATTCATATCTAATTTTTTATTTATCTCCGCCATACCATCTGCGGCTTGCGAACCACTTTGACCAACACTATGCAATGAATTCTCAAATTGTTTCAACGTAGTTTTCGCTTGATTTAGTTTCGTTTCGAGCTGCTGTACTTCTGCGGAATTCTCACCATACACACGCTTCGCTGCACTTAATTGTTGTTCTAAGTTGTGGACGACTCTATCAGTCATTTCCATCTGCTGACGTAACTGTTTCTGTGCTAATTCCAACTTATCTGCTTCACTAGCGTTCGCGCCTAATTCGGCGTTCTGAAGCTTAAATGAACTCGTTAACCTCTTTTGTTCAGCTTCAAGTTTCTTAGAATTCTCTTGTAAATCCATTAAAGTTCCACGTGCTTCCCTAGCTTCAATTGCTTGTTCGGAAAGACCTTCGTTCACTCTTTTCATTGCGTTATCAAGAGAAGTTTCAGCACGTTCTGCATCTAGCAATTTACCGTACATCTTATTGAGTTGTTCAGCGGTTGTACTTGTGTCCTTGGACATGGCTTGATATTCAGAACGCAACATAGCTGTACGTTTCTTGGCTGCTTCCATTTGAATTTCAAGCTTCTTTTTTTCAGCAAGAAGTTTATCAGTCATCGTTGCATCTTGGCCCATTGCTGCAATATGATTTTTATATTCTTTCGCCGCATTATTCATAACCATATTGATTTGTTTCAATGTATTTGCATACTGAACTTGACCATCCATTTTAAAATTAAGGACGACGTTTCTTTCTTTACTATTCCCTGGCATTTTCTCACCTCATTTCTTATAAGAATGGTGTTTGATCTAACGTGTAGATTCGTTTCGGTTTCTGCTCATGTAATGCATCCGGATTGTTATATCTAAGATGCATAATGAATTGTTTTAAAAAATGTGCCGGTGTGATTTTCCAAAAGTCATCCATACTTAAACCAAGCAACGTATTACCGACATAAAAATAAAAATCCCAGTCCAATTCGGACTGAGATTCCTCGTTTTTAGTCAGTATATTTTTTACTTTTTTTCTTGCTTCAGCTTCTCCATATCAGAATTCTGGAAAGTTTGGCCGCTGAAAATTTCGTATACAACAATGAAGATGTCAGGTAAATCATTCATAGGAATGGCACCTTTAATTTCATCTAATGTACATTCCGTACCACCACTACGTACCATCGCATAAATTAATGCACGCATCAATTTCGCTTCACTTTCTCCCAGGCTAAACTGACCTTTAGCTAACATATCATTCATTTCTTTTTCAAATTCATGATAGGGTGTGCCATATGCTTCTTCCACATAAGGGAAAGATTCAAAAGTAAAAATAACAGGGATTGAAACACCCTGTATCTTAATGCTATTTCTAGTTATATTTACATTTACTAAATCACTTAAACGTGCCATAATTACCCTCCTTATTTACCTGCTTGAGTCGTTCCACCTAGCTGCGCTAGTTGAGATTCATCACAAATTACTTGTTTTAGGAAATCTTCAGCTTTAATTCCTTTTGCCTCTGGATCACCAGTATCTAATTCAGCTTGTGTTACATCATTAAATAACAATGGATCTGCTGTAATTGTGTAAGCAATATCATCCACAGTCATTTCATCACCTTGTGTTTTCCAAGATTCTTCCACTGGAGCAACTGTACATTTTGGATACCAACGTAATATTTTTGTTCCATCATTTAAAGGGAATACAACACCTACTGCGAACTTTGGATACGCCTTCGCCTTCGCTGTTTCAAAAGACACGCCTTTTTTACGTGTTTTAGCAAAGATTTTATCTTTCACTTCACGATTTAGACCAGCAAGATTAAAAGCTAATCCAAACGCTGTATTTTTGACAATGTTAATAATTTTTTTGTTAGATGCCCACTTTGTAAAATTAGTAGAAGTAGTGGAAATCGTTAAATCAGAAATATTCGTTTGTCTATAAACAATATCCTCATAAGTTGGTAGTGCACTAGAAGTTTCATTTCCCTTCATCAAGCATAGATATAAATCTTCAATCCCTACGGAATATTGAATTTCTTTATTTTCAATTGTCATGTATATCATCCTCACATTCTAT